GTGCTGATATAGGCAAGCTTGGTGTAAAGGATAATTACGTTAATGGTTTTTTGTATCCAGTTGGTTCCATTTATATAAATGCAAGCAATGCAAATAATCCAGCAGATATATTTGGGTTTGGCACTTGGGAAGAATTTGGAAGCGGAAGAGTCCTCCTTGGGGCAGGCACAGGGACGGATGATCAACCAGTTCCAGAGGTAATAAGTTTCAATGCAGGTGATACTGGCGGTGAGTACAATCATAAATTAACTGAAGATGAAATGCCTAGTCACTCTCACGCCTATAATGAAGCATATCGATCTGGGTCTGGTCAGTCAGGTGGAACTGATGACGAACCTGGGTTCAGGGTAAGTAACACAAGTTTCACTGGTGGTAGCCTAACCCATAATAATTTACAACCATACATAACTGTATATGTATGGAAACGAACCGTCTAATATTATGTCAATCATTACTACAGGGACGAAGTTTGGTACTACTGGCATAATAACAACTGACGGACTTAATAACATTGCTAACCTAGCTCAGTTTAATAATGCAACGGATGAAAGCATTGAGGTAATTAAAGGTGGTTCTAATGCAGGTAAGCTTCGCATCAAAAATAGTTACCTCGTCAACCTTATGTATCCAGTTGGTTCTATTTATATAAATGCTACTGATTCTCTTAACCCAGCAACTCTATTTGGATTCGGGACTTGGGAAGAGTTCGGAGCTGGTAAAACTTTGGTTGGGGCAGGTTCAGGAACAGATAATCAACCAATTCCAGAATCACTAACTTTTGCTGCGGGTGATACTGGAGGTGAGTATAATCATACAGTAACTATACCTGAACTTCCTAGTCACAGTCACATCTATAATGAATCATATATACTAAGTAGCAAAGAAGACAGAGGCAGCCTATCACGGAGTCTTGGGGTTAGAGAAGACGAACAAACAAATTTAATTGGCGGGGGCCAATCTCACAATAATTTACAACCATACGTAGCAGTCCATACGTGGAAACGAACAGCTTAATATTATGTCAGTACTAAATCCAGGAACAACATTTTCAAACGGAGAGCAGCTTACTGCTGATCTACTTAATGATCTCGTATCGCAAGCAACATTTACCGATGCATCCATTGACAATCAAAGCACTGAAATTTCTGGTGCATCAATTATCGTAAAGGATGAAGGTATCATTGGATCAAAGATTGCTACGGGTGCAGTAGTCTTTACGAAGCTTGCTCCCGCTATGGTCAACAATAGCAATACAATGTCTGATGCATCCAGCACTACCTTGGCTACCTCTGGAAGTATTAAGCAGTACGTTGATACAAGTATTGCAAACATCCCTAGTCCCTTTTCTCCATCTACTTATATAGGAGGAGAAAGCGTAACCCTCCCCAATAAATTGATTATGAAGATGGGGTACAAGGGTGGTTCTAATGGGACTATCACATATGATACCGCATTTCCAGGTGCAGTGGTATCAATTTGCCTTACTTGCGTGGACGAGGGAGCCCAGAGTGCCAATGCAACTATTACTTCATTAAGCACTACATCCTTTTCTTATGAAGCTGCTACGTTTACTAATGGTATTTTCTGGCAAGTAATCGGATACTAATGAACCCTCTCCTTCAGTCAGTTCAACTAGCCATCAAGGATGGCACTCAAGTGGAAGCCATTGCTTACATAGATAAGCTGGTGGACTTCTGCATTGCTAATGAAAACGGCAGGGTACTTCCAAACTGGCCACGTGAACTGATTCAACTTCTTGTAGCCTATCATATGGCAAAGGATACCTTTGCCGTAGAGGAAGATAAAGATGGTAAAATTGAAGGTTTAGGTATGTGGTATCATTGTGACAAGGATGAAGATGATTCATTGATCACTGAATGGAAACCTGACAACAAAGATGGCGATGCAATATTTATTGGTTTTTTAAATGCAGTAAATAACAATGCATTTAAAAGCATTACTCGCAAGTTTTTGGCATTGTGTCCTGACTTTATGCACAAGAAAATAATAATGATGCGTCATAGACTTGGCGTTCCAACACGAGTGCAAAGCACTCACAAACTGTTTACTAAAATTTTAACTATATAATATTATGGGAGGATCAGCACCATCAGCACCAGACCCAATTGACCCAAGTAAGTCAATGGGTGAATACTTATTCGGTAAAAGCTTTAGTAGCTCTTACGAAGGCATCACGGACCCTCAATTGCAGGAGCGATTGATTGGTGCTGAACGGACGTACCGTCCGCAGTACACGGCTTTAGAGCTGGCTGACATCGGCGTAATGGCCCGTGGCATTGAGGCTGGTGCAGCTAACCCTGAGTACGCACGTCTAGAGGCAGAGCTTGCTGGGTTAAGGGCAGGTCAAGAATATGCGTCATTGAATAGTGCAGAGCGAAGTAGTGCGCTAGAAAAAAAGGCGATGGAACTTTACCCAAATAGTCAACAAAGCCGAAGAGCACGTTGGCCAGGCGGTAATCAACAGACAAATAAACAACAGGCAGCAAAGCGAGAATCTTTTATTGAAGCAATTGAGGGTTCAAGTATAGGGGATCGTGCAGCTAAAATTGCACAGCTTGAGACACAACTTGAAGGTATGTCTCCGACCCTTGAGGGTACTCCTGGCTTGTTTGACCTCCTTGAAGAGCAATCAACCCGTGCAGGTGTATTACAGCGTGAGCAACTAGGCTTACAGCGTGCGGACGATGTATCTGCACTAGAGGAGTTCGCACCACAAGTAGTAGAAGCCTACCGTACCGCTGACCCTTATAGCACGGGACTTGCTGAGTCTCAGACTGCTATGGCTCAGGATCTGTATCAGCGTTCACAGGGCTTAAACCCAGAGCAGCAGCGTCTAGCTGATCAGGCAGCATTGCAGATGTCGCAACGTGCTGGTCGTATCGGGGATCAAAGCTCGATAGCCAGTCAAGTGCTTGGTCGTGAGCAGTATCTATCTGGACTTCGTGCAGAAGCAGCGGGTATGGGGCAACAAGCCTTTAATCAGAATCGCTTACTAGCTGGAGATATTGGTAATACTCTTCTTGGTCGTAGTTCAGCTTCTATTGGCCTAGGCCAATCAGTACTGGGAGCTGCACAGCGAGGAGCAGAAGGTCAAATGGGACCGCAGTTGTTTGATCCTAACGTAGGACTTAATATGGCTATGCAGCAGCAGACTAATGAGGTAAATTATGGTGGTGCTATGGCACAGGCTAGTGCATCCAAGAGTGCTGGTATGATGGGTGCAGTTGGCAGTGTTGCTGGTGCTGGTATAACAGCTATGGCTATATAGTTGCTAAAAATTTTTTATTGGTTACATTTTGTAAATGCAAAATAAAATACAGTCAGCAATTGAAAATATCAAACGTGGCTTGGATTACGCATCTAAGCCCGTGCTTGCCTGGAGTGGAGGCAAGGACAGTATGGCATTGCTTGACTTGGTATATAATAAATGCGGAGCAAGGATTCCAATTGTTTTCTTTAGAGAACAATGGCAGCCGCACAAGTACGCATTTCAAAATCAAATCATTGAAGATTGGGGACTTGAGGTATACACTTGGCATCCAGCTGTGACAAACTTTCAACAGACTGACGATGAATTTGAAGTACAGAATATGTATGTAATTGATAATTCTCGTATGACTTGCCCTACGGGCATTACCCCCATTGAAGAAGGTCAGCCTTGGGTATGTTCATTGGACATCTATAACAGACCAAAGAATCCAGGGATTATAGCTGGATGGGACGTAATGTTTATTGGACACAAAAGATGCGACAGCGATCCTATTTATGGAGGTGATGCAGGCACTCGTATTGATGCACGGATTATGCCGAACGAAGAGTTTAGTTCATTTTTCCCTATGAAGGACTGGACTCACGATGATGTGTTTCAGTACTGCGAAGAGAATGAAGTACCAATTCAACTTGATCGCTACGAAAAAGTTAATGGCAAATGGAAAGAAAAGGAAGACAGATCTCAGAACTGTGACTACGTTCACGCTTGCACAGCTTGCGTAGATCGCCGTGCTAATGCAGCAAAGTTTGTACTTTGCCCTAAAATCAATGCTACTATTGAAAATATTTCAAGTAAAGTGGTCTGGAGTGACCACAAAATGACAACTTATATGGAGGATTAAATTATGGGATTTCAAACAGGATCACAAATCGACCCACGTCTAATGCAGATGGACTACAGCGGCTTTACTAACGCCGCTAGCATACGAGCGAACGCAATGGACAAACTGGGCCAGAAGATTGGCTCAGTCATTGAGGACTACGCAGAGCGAAGAGAAGAGAAGATCGAGAAGGATAACTTTGAAGCTGCATTATTGCCGTTTGCCACAAAGATGGCTGGTGGAGATGCCGCAGAGGCAAAGAAACTTACCAAACTTTTTTCTGGTAATCCTAAAAACGCTTCTATGATTATGGGCTTGATGCAGCTTGAGCAAGAGCAAGAGAAAGCTAATATGACCCAAGAGGTTCTTAATGCTGTAGGTTCAGGAACTTTATCGGCGAAAGAAGCAATCGCAATGGGAGTTTCCCCTGAAGCAATTAAGGATTACACAGGTGCAACTGAAGGACAGACTGCTGAGCAGTTTGCCGATTCAGTAACCCTAGCAGCAGAAGCAGTTAATGGCACTTATGATCCAGCTCAAAGGGGCATTGTAGTAGATGACACACCGTACATTCCAGGCGGAAAGAGGCTTATTCCACTGTCAGACCCTATGTTTGAGCCTTACTTTGCAACAGCTAAAGGTCAGACCATGACTGGCCGTGGATTTGATGTACTAGGAACAACTAATTCTGATCAAGGAAATCAAGGGCAGGGTGCACCAAGTGCACCAGTGAGTGCATCCGAGTCAGGTAGTTCACCTAACATCATGTCAGGTATAGGAGATGCTATTTCAAGCATTGCACAAACTCCAGGAAATTTAGATCCAACAAACCCCACAATAAGTACAGGCGTACCTATGGAGTATACTGAACCTTCACTTGATATTTCAGAGGTTGCTGGCGGAGCAGTATCAAGAATGTCAGATTTTTTCCGACGTAAGTTAAAAGAAAACGAAGCAGTGCGGCGTTCAACATACGGTCAATAAACCTAAGTTATAAATAAATTATATGGCAGTAAGTATAGTCCGAAGTCCTGATGGTCGTCAGCACAAAGTGCAGCATCCTGAGGGGATTGCATCTTCTCAAATTGTAAAGTATGCCCAACGGCAAATAGCTTCTGCCTATAATGCAGAGGATGGCTTTATTGAAGACGTAGGGAAGGGACTGTTTACTGGTTTTTCTCAGGCGGCTGTTAATTCAGCCGCTGGTGTTACCCAGTGGGTAGGTCAAGCATATGACAGTGAAAGTTTATTGCAGGCCGCCGAGGATATGCGTCAGTTTGGTCAGGGCGTTGGCGAAGATATCGGACTAGACGAGGATTTCCGCCAGTCATTCTTTGGTCAGGTAGTACAAGGCTTGGGTCAGCTGCCCGTTACTATTGGTGCAGGTGCAGCGGGTTTTGCTGCTGCTGGTCCCGTTGGTGCATTCGGTGCAGCGGCTATTACTACAGGTGGTCAAATGTCATCGGAGTTCCTTGGCGACATGGAGCAGACTCTTGGCAAAGGTTACACTGATTTTACTCCAGATGAAAAGGCAAATGCCTTAACTGGTATGCTTGCGCAGACTGCGCTTGGTACTACTCTTGAGATGGCTGCAATTGGCAAAGCCTTGCGTCCATTAATCAAGAAGATGGGAACTACTGGCGTATCTGCTAAGGTACTAAAGAAGGCCATTGGAAAGGATCGGGGGGCACTGCGTGAATTCGTAGAGGCCGCAGGTGCAGAGGGTCTTACCGAAGCAGCACAGGGGCAGTCGCTCGATACTCTTGCTTCCTTGTTGTACGATGAAGATCGTGAGTTAATTACATTTGATACATTGAAACGCCGTGCTATGGAGTTCGGCGTAGGTGCAGTAGTAGGCGGTACAGTTAGCGGAGGGGCACAACTTATTGGAGGTGCACCAAGTGCACCATCAGGCGGAACAAAGGCAGACCTAAAGAAACCAGTTCAAGAAAGATCAGAGCTTACTATCCCCGATGCGGTTACAGTAACTTACAAGCCAATTGATGG